CCTCTTGTAGTATATTACGATGTGGTGTTGTCGTAAATCGCGCCGTTGGCTTTCTCGTTTTTCGAGCAAAGCGCCAGCTCTGTAGTCACCTGACGTGTAGTGTTGTCGCCATTTTTGGCCAAAGCAACGTTCTTGGTGCCACGCAATACTGCGCATTCCCACATGTTGTCCTGCAGCACGAACACGTCACGGCTACGGTTTTCGCGTGATGGCATGAACTGCACGGTTCCCCACGGTGTCACATATACCGCAAGCGACTTGACCACAGTCTCGTCACCGGCTTGTACCGCTGAACGCTGGTTGTTGTTACCAGTGAAGCCCAGAGCAACGTTCATCTGGAAGGCTGACAGATATACTGTATCTGGCTTGCCGCCTTCTTCCCAGATTGACTGCATAACGTCGTCAAACTTGGCCTGCGAAAACGCAGTTGGTGTGCCGTCGTCTGTACGCGCGTCTGTGCCGTCGCCGGTTGGGTTTGCACCAGAGTTACCAGACTGGAAGTTTACGTTTGTAATCAACCATGATGGTACACCACCAGTTTTACGCGCAGCAACATTGGAGCCTACTACGTTACCTTGGTTGGCAAACAACGCCTTCTCGATGTCGAGCTTCTGCTCTTTAGCGATAAGCAATGTCTGGTACGCGAGTTCTTTCGCGCGGCCTGCATTGTCTACTGCTTCATCGGTGTCTGACACGACTACAGCGTTCTTAAAGATCTGTGTGCGTGCGCCGAGGCGTACAGTCGGGGTGACTGCATCAGCAGTTGTTGCGTCGCCTTCGATGTGAGCGTTTACCGCAGATGCGCGCAACGCTTGTGTTTGCCACTCAACCAGAGTGTTCTTGGCTTTTGTTTTAGCAGACTTGCTGTAAAACGGTGTTTCAGATGGATCCACATTGTAGATGACATCTGATAAATCTTCACGGATTCCCACGGAATCGTAAGTGTCGTAGAGATTCGCTGGCTGGGCCATTGTCGTTTCCTTTCAAGGAGTTAGCTTTTTAACATCAAGCTCAATGCGTCATCGATTGAGCCTGTCTTCTGCAAGCGCTGTTGCGCTTTTTTACGGGTTGCAGCATGTCCGTCTGGGCGTTTCTTTGCACCAGCTTTGACAACGGGTCGAACGCCATCAGCTTTTGACTGTGACTTCTGCCTATTGGCAACCAGTTGACGATATTTACGCGCGTCGTTTAACGCCCGCACATATCTCGCATCAGACACGCCAGCCATTTCCTCCGGCGTGAAGCCGTAGTGAACGCCTGTGTCTATGATGCCCGCCTTCAGCTTTTCGCCTTTGTCGGGATCTGCGATTTCAGGGATATGCTGTTTCAACACTTCCGCTTGCTCGGCAAGGTAGGCTTGTCTAGCCGCTTGCTGTTGCTGCGCTTGTTGCTGGTGCATTCCCCGCAACTGGACTAATTGCTGGTCGTGCGCGGCCTTTGCCTCGTCATATGTGAGCTTCGCTTCCATGTATCCAATTGGATCTTGGTCAAAAAGCTCTTTGGACGGTGGGGTTGGGGCTTGCAGACCACCTTGCTGGGCTTGTTGATACATAGCCAAGACTTGTTGCTGCTGTTGGGCCAATGCCTGAGCCTGCTGCTTGTATTGCTTTTCCAAGGCAGCGTTTTCCTGCATCTTTTGATTGATGTAACCCTGACCCGCCGCAGATTGCTTTAACTGATCCAGTGTCCAACGCTCTTCTTTGCCGTTAATTTTAACGGGGATGAGGTTGGTGTCTTCAGCCGCCTCTACTAGGTCGTCGTCATCAATTTGGTCATCTTCGACATATTCTGCGTCTTCTATGTCTTCGCCGGATGCCTCGACGTCATCATTGCTCTCCGCAACATCTTCAACTGCTTCGCTCTCAACGTCTTGAGTTGGCGTTTCAGCTGCTTCCACTGCTTCGCTTTGATTTTCTTCACTTGGCTCTGGGGCCAACATTGCCTCTACGGCATTATCTAGGCTAGTCGCTTCCACGGTGCTAGTTCCTTCGTTTGCGATCTAAAATGACCTCTGCTGCAATCGCAGCGTCGAGTGCGTCACCGATCTTGTTTAACGCACGCAGTATTGCGTGCGCCTCCTCGCGCATCTCTATGTCAGAGGCTGCGCTGTTGGCGAAGATGCGCATTTGCTCTTCACGAACATCGTCCACGAACGTCTGAAACGCCGTGTCATTCTTTAGCCGCTTTGCGTCGTCGGCTTGTATGCGGATGTCGGCGCTCATTGAGGCGTACCCTGAGCCATGCCGCCGATCATGCGAACTTTATCCTGCTCGGCCTTGATGCGCGCCACGTCTACCGCAGTGCCGTATTGGCCATATACCTTGGCTGCGTCCACCATGAGATCCTGCGCCATCTGATCGCGCTTCAGATCGTTGTCGGCGGCTGCTTTCTGCGCGTCAAGCTGCAGCTTCATCATATCGGTCTGCGCCTTGGTTTGCGCTTTCATTTGCTCAGCCTGCAGGAATGCGGCGTTTGGATCTTGCGCCTGACCCTGCTGCGCCATCATAGCCTGCTGTTGCTGCTGCATCTGTAGCATCTGCATCTCGATTTCCGGCGTAATCGGCGCAAAGTAACGGTCGGCATTGCGTACACCTGACAGCGCCAGACTGTCTGCCAGTGTGTTGCGGATGTTGGTCAGCGATACCAAGCCATTCATCGGGCCATATTGCTGGTAAACCATCTGCTGCATCTGCAGTGCTTGGTTCAATGCCATCTGCTTTTCTTCTTCGCGGCCAGTTCCAAGCCCGACGTTGATGCTGATGTCCATAGACGTATCCCAGACACGCGGATCTACGGGGATATACTGCCCGTTCATCCGCATCATGACCTCTTCGTCCATGTTCTTATTCATCAAGCGCAGCATGACGCCAAACAGGTCACGCAGGCCGTCGGCCAAGTTGCGCACCATCACCTCTGTCTGGCCCGCAGCGGCCTGCACAGACGCCTGAACGGCTGCCTTGGTGGTAGATTGCAGCGCGTCAGGATTAAGCCCCACAGAGGCGCTTGTAACGCCCGTCTTCTGCTCTGTGAGCTGATCCATATATGCCAGCGCAGATAGCGTCTGACCGGCAACAAACGGCACGCTGAGATCCTGCACAGATCCGGCTTGGCGCATCCGCACAAGTGAGCCAATTTCGTTATTTAGGACATCGTCTATATTTACTGCGCCATCCACGATACCAATGCGCGGATTGTTGGTCATCGCCACGTTATCTAAGATGCCGCGCAGAATAGACGTCGCGGCGTCCTGATCGTTTTCCACCAGCTCAGAAAGGCTGTGTCCGTACCAGCTGTGTGGCTCTGGGTCGATCTCAAACTTGGCAAACGGGATCTCGTCGCACGGCATGAAGTCTAGCAGCTCGTATGATGTGCCGCCGCAGAGAAACTTGTACAGCACCGGCACGCCGGTTCCATCAACATCCATACGCATGTAGGCTTCTGTGATGCCCACAAGCTTCATGGACGGGTCTAGCTCGTCTTCGTCTGACAAGTCTTCCTCGTAGCCTTGGCGCTCAAGCACCTCTGCGCCAGACATGTCGTTCGTGCCGTCAAATGGCGTCAGGTTGGAGATGACCTCGAAGTCGAAGCCCATCTCGACCAGATCGCCGACGCGCATATCTGTGCGGTGCGCCACGACATATGCGTCATCAAATGACCGGCAGTCGCGGTTTACGAAAAACTCTTCCGGCGGGATGCTTTCGATACGCAGCTCGCCCTTCATCTCAGTGCGGCTAATCTTGACCGAATGGACAGGAAGCTCGATCTGCATGCCCATCTCGTCCATCTCAATGGACATTTCCATCGTATGCTCAATCACGTCCACGTTATCTTCTTGGATCAGGAACGTGTATTCGTCATCAGACAAGTCGGTGTAGGTGTATATCTCGGCAACGGGGTAGTCGTGCCAATACGCCTTCACGATGCCCTGCTTCTTGACCATAGCATCTTGGAAGGCGTCGTTTAGCACGCGGTAGCCGTTCAAACGCGTAAACTCGTGCTGGATGTAGCTGGTGGCCTGCTCGGCCAATGCAACGTCTTCTGGACCCTTCGGGATAAACTCTACCGGCCTCGCGGTGGACATGAAGATCCGCATCAGGCTTGGCTTCACAGAGCGTACGGTATCCCGTACCTTTGTGGCCACAACCTTGCTGCGACCGTCTTCGTGGCCAATATCAACCTCGCCGTCGTAGTAGCGCTGCGCCTTTATGCGGTCTTCGCTGATCTCGCTTTCAACGAAGTCAACGGCCTCGCTGATCGCGTTCTGCACGATGCTTTCGATTTCACGACGATCTTTTGGCTGTGGTTGCATGTTATTCTCCGCTTTGTGCGCCGTAAGTTGTCAGGCCGAAAGTGGTCAAGGCGTCAACCACTTGCTGCGCGCGTGTTGGGTCTTGAAGCCGCTTGGCCTCTTGTAACAGAACAGGCACCAGTCTGTCACGATCTGCGCCCTGCATCGACAACAATTCACCAATCTGGCGGTTTAGGTTTGACCGTTTTGCGCCATAAAGCACCTCGTCGATCATGCGGTTCACAGGATCAGCAAACATCCCCTGATAGGCGCGCGCGATGGGTGATGGTTTGCGCATGCTGTCCGGCTCTCTGATGTCGGCCAAACTTTCTGCGGCTTCTTCGCGGAATGCAGTTTGCGATCCGGCCAAAACATCGCCGCGCGTGCCGGAAAACTCTTTTTCGGCAAACAACCTCTGCGTGACCGCATCTGCGTCAGGCTTGCCAAGCAGAAGCTGCAACTTCTCGCGGTTCCAAGACTTGTCAAATTGCTGCCACGCGGATGCCGCGTCGCTTCTTGATGTACCCATAAGGGCAGCAATGTATTCTCTCGCGCCTTTCACATATGCGTCACGCTCAAGCGGCTTCATCTTATTGAGCATTGCTTTCAAGTCTTCTGGCGACAGCGCAGATGTCGGGCCACCAGCGAACACGGAACGCCCATTATCCACCGCACGCTCGATCTGTGAGCTTTCGGCGTATCCGGCGCGCGCTGTGGCGTAGTTTGGGATTTCATCAAGACGCTTGTCCATCTCTTCCAATATGGGCATCAACTGTCTGACTTTATTATTTTGCCCCGCTATTCTGGCAGACGTAATTGCGTCACCCAAGGCGCTGCGGGCGTTGTGGAGTTTAGATGCTGCAACTGGCCCCTCCTTGCCCAGATCACGCAGAACGGCGTTCAAGCCGCTTCTCACGTTAGCCGCTGCATCGTCTGCCATCATAACCAAGCCAGAACGCAACGCGCTGATGTCGAACTCTGCGCCGCTCTGCATGGCAGCATCATACATTGGCCCAAGCTCAGAAGACTTGCGCATGGCCTGCGCTGCACGCTCTTCAGACGCTGCAATTGCGGGGCCGATACGCTCAGACATAACTTGCTCTACGCGCTCTCCTGCACCGCCTGCGCGCTGCTCAAGCTGCCTGCGTAAGACGTCTGCGCCCTCGCCCTGCATGGTGGCCAACCCCTGCGCCATGCTGCGCGGAGATCCTGCAATGTCTGCGACTACTCCCTCTGGGCCAAGTGAACGTAAATACGCTTGAATATCTTGGCCGGCAACCTGCGGCCTCTGCATTGCTCGGCCAACTCTGCGCAGCGCAGCTCCGCTAAATCCCTCTTCGCCGCCGCGCACTATGTTTTGAATGCCTCTGGTTGTAGCGCCAGCTACGCGACCCGCCACTGGCGCAACAGCGCCAAGCGTTGCACCAGTCGCTGCGGTAACTGGAGAAACCTCTGCCATGCGCGGCCCGAAGCCGCCCTCTCCGCCAGCGAACTCTGGGAGAGTTGCCGCTGTTGCGCCAGTGGCCGCACCAGTAACAACCTGCCCTGCCGTGCCTAAGTTTTTAGCCAGACGCAAGCTTGTGGCAACCGGCAGTGTTGCACCCGCAACGCCGCCTGCGACTTCACCTTTGGCAAACTGCTCTGGAGCCAGAAGCTGCGCCGCCTCGTCTCGCTGGCGAACAAGGTCACGGTATTTCGCATATGCCTTCTTTGCGCCCTCGATGTCACGCTTGCGAATTAATTCGTTTGCCGCTTGGTATGCGCCAGCAATCTCGTCGGCCAACCCCAAGCTGACGCCTTTCTGCGCGCCGCGATATGTGGCGATGGTTTCAATTTCAGCCTGCCTTGCTGGCTTGCGCTTTTTGCGTGCAGCGTCCAGCGCCTTCTGGCCGTCTTCGCTTATCGTTCCGGCTGCCTCGAGCTTTTCCAAGGCGGCGATTGCCGCTTGAACATTAGAGGCTTCGGCGTATGTCATCTCAGCCATGTTAACCTCCGCTCGGTGGTTTTAGCATTTTAAGCGCTTCTTCTTCTGTCATGGACGGCGCGGGTATATCTGCGCCGCTGCCAAGAAGACCCCTGACACTCTCAAACGGATCTGGCAGGGCGGCGATAGCCTCTTCTGCCTGCTGAATGCTAAAGTTTGGATCAGTAAGCGCTCTAGACGCGATGCGTCCTACGCTTTGGTTGTGCTTAGTAATTGCAACCATGCTGCCAATAATAAGCTTGTTACCGTTTGGCTGGTTTTGGATGGCGGGCAAAGACGCCTTATACAAAGCCAAGTCTGCATCCGAAATAACGCCAGAACCGGCTGGCCTCTGCGCTGGCACAAGCTGGCTTATTATGGCTTCCGCTGCCGCCGCAGGGCCGCTTCTAAAGTCTACGCCAAAATATTGGTTTGCGCGTGACAAGAAACCTGCACTTAATCCAGTGTCGCTTTCATCAAGCAGGTCGCTTAATAACTCAATTCTGCCAAGATTAGCTGAAGCATCGCGGCCAGCTGCAGCCATTTCGGCATAATTTCTACCCAGCTCTTTCTGGCCATACTCTTGGAACGTTCCATCACCGCCCACATTAACACTTGTCGCGCCAGCTTTGCTTATGGCCGTCTTGTAGTCGAGGAATGTACCCTTAAAACCATCCTTAACGGCTTGAGCATATTCTCTCATGCCTGCTGTGCTTGTGTCTTTTGGCGCCTCCAGCGACTTGCTGACCAGCGCATTCATAATATCCTTTGCTCCGATTGACCCACTTTCCACGGCGTCAGCATAATCGTTGTAGCCCATCCTGCGCAGATACTCGACCGTCTTGTTCTTCGTTGCAGTCGCCTGCCGCTGCGCGCCGCGCGCTCTGATCGCCTCTCCAGAACGCATCTCCGGCATGATCAGCGGATCGAGCGCCGCAGCAAATTGCTCCGCTCTACTTAGACCTGTTGTCGGGCTTTGCTTGCCAAGGTAATCCATGATGCCGCCTAAGCCGCTTCTGCGCTGCTGCGGCGCTGCCGCTGCCTGCGGGCGATCCTGCCGTAGCGCTGACAGTGGCGCGCGTGGCGCTGTTCGTGGTGCCATGCCGGTGGCCAGCATCTGCTGGCGCAGCTCTTCTTCGCGCGCCCTATCGAATGGAGTTGCCATGCTTGTTCCTTTCGGCAAAATATCCTCGCCAATCATGTTGGCTATTGATGACAGCTTTGCGCCATAATTTGGATCAGTCGCGTACCCCGACGCGCCCATCGCAGCTATTTGATCGCTTAGCGTTTTGGCCTTCAGCACCGGCTCATATCTTTTGTTGCCAGTGATGAAGCTGGCGTAGTCGTCAAAGCTTTGCTGCGGGTTCTCGTAAGCCCTAAACTCTGACGGCTCCACAACCATCTTCCCGTCAAAAAACTCTTCAGACGGGAAGACTTGCCCCGCTCCTTTTATGCCAAAGTAATTGGAGTTTGGCGCAGATTTTCCATAGCCAGTTTCCAATGCAGACTGCGCCAAGACTAGACGCGGATCTAAACCCGTGCGCTCGCTTACCTTGCGAGCGTATGGCATCATGGCCTTGAAGAACTCTTCTGGCGTCATGTGTTAGCCCAACCCAGCAAACGCTTGTAAGTAGTTTAGAAGACCAGGTTGGTTCTGCGTTGTCGTCGTTGACTGATCTGGCGTCTGGCCAAGCGCGGCCAATGGCGCTTGTAGCGCTTCCTGCGGTGCGCCGGTGTAGCCTGCATATTGGCCACGCGCCGCGTCGATAAGCGCCTGCTGCAATCCTTGCTGCATAAGACCCTGCTGTATCTGCTGCTGCTGGATCGCTTGGCCAGTTCCGAATGCCTGCTGCCCAAGTCCGGCAAGCCGCCCTGCTGCACCCAAACGCGTTCCCATTGCGGCCTGCTGAGCCTGCAAGTTTTGCGTTTGCGCAGATGCCGCCTGCTGGGCTGCGAATTGCGCCGCTCTGTTTTGCGCTGCAATGTCTTGGCCCGCCATGCCCATTGCGCCTTGGTATCCTTGCTGGCGCAAGCCTGACGCAGTGCGCGCCGCCTGCTCGGCAAAAGCGCGGTTGGTTTCCGCCTCGGCAATACCGTGGCGTGAACCGCCAAACGCTCTAGCGCGTGTTGCCTGTGCGCCGCCTAAGTTTTGCTGCATCTGGCGTGAGCGCTCAAGATCAGCAAGCGATTGCTCCACGACTTGCGTCTCATAGGGGTTGGTATATGGCTGCAAGTTTGTTCCAGCAATCTGTGCTGGCGTATATCCAACTGCCTCGATCTGGCGTGGCGTGAAGCCGAGGCCGCTTTGCGCGGTTCCCATCGCCTGCTGCAATGCGCCAGCCGCTGCTTGGTTTACGTTAAACCCAGCAGTCGGGGCCAATGCAGGCGGCGCAGGCGCTGCGACTTGCGGCGCTGTTGGCGTGATAGGGGACATGCCAAATGTAGGCGTTGCGCCGATTGTTGGCGCTACTACCTGACCGCCACCTTTTGCACCTTGTCCAGCCATTATGCTGCTCCTTTAATCATTCTAAACTCAGAAAACGTATCGCGTTGATCCTGTTACTGGATCTTTTCCAACAGGCGTTCCAAAATATTGATTTCCGCTTGGCGTCGATACCACCGACACATTCGGGTTGCTGGTCTGCACCGCACCCGCGCGCGCAGTGCTGCCCATTAGCCGCGGATTGTCTAAGCTAACTGATGTAGCTGGCACGGCTGGCAAGTCTGGATCCACAAATCCAGCCGCGCCGCCTGCAAACATAGGGTCGTCAAAACTTACCGCTGGCCCTAATATACTTTCCATTATTGCGTTTACATCACTAGAGCCAGCGTCGGCAGGCGACGGCGGGGTCGCCGGTGCCTCTTCAACCATGTTGTACTTGCTTGCCGTATCTGCACCAAACATTGCACTTATGTCTCCGGCTTGGTTCCCGCTTTGCTGCAAGTTGCCAGCAGCGTCAAATAACTGATACGACGAAGTTCCATCACCTAAAGGCGTGTATCTTATAGTTTTCTTATTTGGGTCTATTGCTGGTGCGGATGGTGCTGCTTGGCCAATACCAAGCGCCTCCTCTAAAGCACCGATTGCGGCACCAGTTATGCCGCCGCCCATAACAAAGTTGCCAATATCAGACAGCAGCCCGCCGCCCTCGAATGAGCCGCCAGCCGCATTAGGGCCGCCGCCGTCAATCATATCTATAAAGCCTGTGTATTCTTGTGGCTCTAAGCCCAATATTGCCTGCTCGCCTTCAGCAAGTGTCCTTCCCTCCATCGGCGTGTACCCGATCCCATCTATCGCTGCGCCAATTGCGGGGTCTAACGTGTAGTCGCTAGGTGCAGTCGGCGGTAAAAACGCATCAACACCCGCAGCATCAACAATCTCCGGCGTTATGCCAAATCCAGTTGACTGCCCTGTCGGGTCTTGCGCTGCCTGCGCCGCTTGGTAATCGTAAACTTGCTGAAACGCCTCATTATATTGAGGGTTTGTCGGATCAGTTGCCACTATTTGTTGCGCAATCTGAACCTCTGGCGGCGCGATATTAAATATTTGGTCGTTTGGCTGCACAGCCAAGTTTGGGTTAGCCGCAAAACTTGTAGTCTCGTATGTAACATTTTGCGGCCCCGCAGCTGCCTGCGCCTGTGCAATCGCAAGCTCGTTTGCGCGATCTGCCGCTCGGATGTCTGCCATCGTACTCATAGTGCTGTAATCAGCAGCAGGCTGCACACGCGTTCCGGCTTGGCCTGTCACTGGGTCAATAAAGAAGCTCTCAATGTATTGCGCCTGCGCTGGACGCTGCGCGGCAAGCTCATCAACGGCCTCCTGATACAATGGAGCCGCGCTGTATCCGCGCACACCGCCAGCAAACTCTGTCGGCGCTGGCATGCCGCCCATAACATCCGCTTGAGACATCTGCGGCCCCAGCCCAAATGCAGACGCAACGTCAGCGGTTTGCTGGAAGCCCGCCTGCTGAAACGGCGTAAACGCGGCAACATCCGGCCCGAAATACGGCACATAGCCAATCTGGCTGATGCCTTCGGCCTTTGCCAAGTTACGGCGCGCAGCCTCTTCAATGTATTCTGGGATCGTAACTGATGACGTTGTTGACCCGCCTTTGCCGCCTGCCATTATTCAAACTCCTTCACATATGAGGCGTGCAGTGGCACCCAGCCATGCGCCTTCAGTGGTTTCTTCCAGCCAAACCGGCCCGTCATGGTCAACGCAGAGCATCCTTGCGCTTTTGCCCATGCTATCACATCTTCATGCATTTCTAAAATCTGATCCAACTCGCCGCCGCCAAGAAACACGTTTAAAACTTTCTTTCTCGGATATACCACTATTTCGGTCACTATGCACCCCCTCGGCGTGGGCCAGAGCTGCATACTACCTTTGTATATACCCTCGGCCACGTCGATGAAATCATGCGTGCCGCCGGAATACTCCAAAGCGGCCTCAATCCAGTCGCGGCATCTCTCCAGCTCTTTATCCATGAAGCCTCACCATAGATATAGTTGCTGACGGCGTAGCTGGCGCGAATGCAGTTGCGGCCACTGCCTCTAAGTACCCGCTTATGCTGTCGGTAGCCCACATGACCTCTATGTAATCTCCTGCGGAAAGTTGCAGTATCGCTGACTTTGTAACGACAAGAGTTGATCCATTTTGGTGCAACGTGTTTTCCATTGCAGATTTGGGAATATCTGTGCCATTAATTCTAACCCAAAACCACATCCGAACAGTTGAGGCAGATGATGAAGCCATTTGCATTGAATATGTCACAGAATATTGCCCAGCCTCGGCAACGACCAAACGCGAAGCTGGCGTACCGTTCGTTATTCCTTCAGCTAAATCCTGAGTAAACGTCAGCGCGTATGCCGTATTTATTAATGCCGCTGTCTGATCTGTGCTGGTGGTGCCATCGTAATGTCCATCTTCCAGCACGATCTGCCGCCACTCGCCGTTTTTGCTGACAACGGGATACAAGTTTGTGCGATCCCACATCAGCACGCCATCTTCTGCTGCGCTTTCGCCGCCCGTCTGCTGCACAAGCGGTGATCGCGTCTGGCCGAGATACAGCATCATGCGCCGCGCCCATGACTTCCAGTCATCGCCCTGCGGCTCTGGTGCGCGGTACTGCTGCGTCATCTACGTCCACCCGCAACAGTGTCCAAGCGGTTTACGCCAACACGCCAATCAGACAGCCTTGCGCCATCAACACGCATACGCACCTGACGCCCCGTGAATCGCATGCTGGTTGGGTTGGCCATGCTAAACGGGCCATATGATCTCTCAACGCCATTGGGGTAGAAGCGCGTTTTAAATGTGGCGTTTACATCGCCCTGCGTCTTCTCGTCGGGGATCATCTCCGTCACGCTAATAACCCTGTCACCGGTGCCAAGCATGATTGGGCCTGTTTCAGCAAATGGAGATAAGCCTCCATATTCAAACCCAACTTCATGCTCGTATATTTTCTTATCCGACGGGTCTGCCATCATGGGCTGACGGAAGGCTCCCCGATCAGCGCCCGCAGTGCGCGCCAGCGTGCCAATAGACCATGTGTTTTCCACATAGTTATATGTGACGTAACGGTCGTTTTCTGTTGATGCAGCAGACGGGTAAAACCACCATATCTCGCCATAGTTGCCGTTCGACATGGCAAACGCCTTGCTGATCTGCCCACGGTTTATGTCGTTAAATACATAGTCTGACACGTCGCTCTGTATCTCCTGCACGCCGCCGCCAGTGTAAGCATAGAAGGCATGCACGCCCATCCAAAAGCATCCCGCGTCAACAGTCGCATATGCAAGGTTGGCCGCAAGGCCGCATGAAGATCCAACGCGCTCGATGCCGTAAACGTAGGGCGGGCCAATGTAGTTCGCCACATGCGCGTCCGTTGTTGTCAGGATAAGCGTCTGGCCGCGCACGTTCATGCCAGCCACAATCTGACCATTCGTTTCCAGCTCAAGATCGCCAGCCTCGTTTGTCGCTGCAGGCGTCCACGTTGTGTTGTCTTCGCGGTCAGACCACTGCACCTTGCGTGGATTGCCGCCAGCGCCAAGGCAAAACAGGAAGCGCTCTGCCGTCACAACTATGTTTCTGTTGCTCACTGGTGCGTTTGCAACTTGCGCGGCAATAGTGCCGGTATTGAGCTGCCACTCGTAAACTTTGCCGTCGTCTTCGTTATTGGCCAGCAAGTATTCACCCCAGCTTTGCAAGTTCCACGACGTGGCTGGCTGAATGCGAATGGTGTCGGGGCGCGCAATGCCATAGGCATAGTTGCCGTATGTGCTGCCGCCGTAGCCAGTAAACGATACCGCGTCTTCACGCCCAGCAGTCAAGCCGGTTGGCGTAATGTCGTACTGAGATCCCGTTTCGTTGTAGACGTAGAGCTTGTTGTATGTGCCGGTGGCAATCCAGCGGTCATTGCTATTATCGATCCAAGTGTGCATGCCGCGCGCAATGGCGTTTGTTGCAGTGCTTGACCTTGTTCGCCAGCCACCAACAGGACGCATCGTGCCGTCGATCCAACGTATTAGACTGGCATCGCGCCAGCGGCCCATGCTCTGCAAGTCGGTGCCGTTGCGGTAAACCCCAGCGGGTACTTCCAAATTTATCAGAGCCATCGTTGCCTCGTTGGTGTTGCGCGCTTGCCGCAGTGTAACACATGACCATTTGATGCGCAAAAGGGCAGCGTTTTGCTGCCCCTAGCGTTTTTGTTATGCTGCGCGGCTATTCCGCGTCAGGTTCAAGGGCGGCTTTCAGCTCGGCCATGAAGCCCTGCCTGCCCATCTGAAGCTGCACCAAGTTAAACTGCGCAGAGCCGATCTTCTGGTCTAGCGAATTAATGTGATTTATGCACATCTTTGCAGTGTCGCTCAGTTGATCTTCAGTGTATTCTACATCGTCAATCGTAATGACCTTTTGTTCTTCAGCCACGTTGATCTCCTTTCAGGTTATGCTGCCCACGGAACTCCGCTTGCAGACGTTGGATTTACCATTGCGTCA